TCGTTAAATAGAAACAGGGAGATAGCAACCTCCTTTATAAAAGTTCTGTTTTATTCATTAAAACAGGAGCTAAAATGTCTAATTTACCAGTCGATAGAGACCCCAATTATATGAGAGAAATGTGGGGTACTGCTAAACTAATTACAGATTATGAGGCAACGCCACCAAAAAGAGTCATTCAAGAAGTTATGCACGATCTTGCACCTAAACATAATCTCAAAAAGCAAGAAGAATTGCACGAAAAAATTCGTAATGATGAAGATTATGATGACTGGAGTTATGGAACTGAACCATCATATGGAATTCCTTGGAAGTAAATATAAATAAGTCAAGAAAACAACTGACCAATGGCAATCACAAGGATTTCTAGAGCATTTAAAGACATTAGTTTGTCTTTTGAACCTCATCCTGTGACAAAAGATTTATCTATTCTTCGTAATGAATCTGCGATTCGTAGAAGTGTTAGAAATTTGGTTGAAACAATCCCAACGGAAAGGTTTTTTAATTCTCTAATTGGAACAAATGTACGATCAAGTTTATTCGAACTTATAGATTTTGGTACTGCATCAGTCATTGAAGACCAAATTAAAACATCCATCGGAAATTTTGAACCAAGAGTTACAAACCTTAAAGTTGATGTTGATCCTCAACCAGATTTAAATGCATTTAATATCACTGTTTATTTTGATATTATCGGTCAAGATTTTCCAACACAAGAATTTACATTTTTATTAGAGGCAGTAAAGTAATATGCCTTTTACTAAGTTTACAAATCTAGATTTTGATCAGATCAAAACTTCCATAAAAGACTACATTCGTGCAAATTCTAATTTCACGGATTTTGACTTTGAGGGATCTAATTTTTCTGTCTTAATTGATGTGTTAGCATATAACACATACATTACGGCATTTAACACAAATATGGTTGCAAATGAATCTTTCTTAGATTCAGCAACTCTAAGAGAAAATGTTGTTTCATTGGCAAGAAACATTGGTTATGTACCTCGTTCTAAAACCGCCTCCAAGGCGGTTGTAAAATTCGATGTACAAGTTCCTAATGCATCGACTACACCGTCTCTTACACTCGATGCAGGACTAGTCTGTGTTGGGACTGGAGACCTAACTACAAACTATATTTTTTCAATTCCAGAAAGTATTACAACCACAGTCAATACAAATACTAAAATTGCTTCATTTGAAAATATTGAAGTTTATGAAGGTACTTTTCTTAGGAAAACTTTTACTGTTGATGGATCTGTAAATCAGAGGTTTGTTCTTGATAATACTTCAATTGATACATCAACAATTGTTGTTAAAGTTACTATAGCAGCAGATGTCAATAATCCCAATGCTATAGGCAGAGAATACGCGCAGGTAGATAATATTTTAAATGTAAATAAGAGTTCAGAAACATATCTGTTACAAGAAATTCAAGATGAAAAATATGAACTTTTATTTGGTGATGGATATTTTGGTAAGAAATTAGAACATGGAAGTCTTATTACAGTTACTTATATTGTAACTAATGGTAAAAATGGAAATGGAGGAACTAATTTTTCTTATTCAGGAAGAGTTAGAGATTCCCTGAATAATATTGTAACTCCTACAAATTTAGTTACAATCACAACTGTTTCTTCAGCAAGAAATGGATCTGATATTGAATCAACCGATTCAATCAAATACTTTGCTCCGCGCCTATATTCTTCACAATATCGTGCAGTTACAACTCGTGACTATGAGACAATTATTCAGTCAATTTATTCAGGCACTGAGTCTGTATCTGTTGTTGGTGGTGAAGAATTAGATCCACCACAATTTGGCAATGTTATTATCAGTATTAAACCAAAAAATGGTGAATATGTTTCTGATTTTGATAAAGAGCAAATTTTATCCAAACTAAAACAATATTCTTTAGCAGGAATTAATCAGCAAATTGTAGACTTGAAAATACTTTATGTTGAGATTGATGCTGGAATTTACTACAATAATTCTCAGACCTCTAGTGTTAACCAATTAAAGACAAATATTATTAATGCCCTAACGACTTATTCTTCTTCCAATATTAATAAATTTGGAGGTAGATTCAAATATAGTAAAATAAATCAAATCATAGACAGCGTTGATAATGCAATTACTTCGAATATCACAAGAGTGATTATAAGAAGAAATCTTAAAGTATTGATTGATCAGGTTACAACATATGAATTATGTTTTGGAAATCAATTTAATATAAAACCAATTGGATTTAATATTAAGAGCACTGGTTTTACTATTGCAGGTGAGACAGAAACCGTTTATTTTACAGATGCTCCTAATAAAAATTCTACAGGCGATCTAGACGGAACAGGAAAAGGTATTATTTCAATTGTAAAAGAAACACCTGATGGTAAAGAAAAATATGTAGTCGTAGTTAAATCTGCTGGAACAGTTAATTATAACACTGGAGAAATAATGATTAATCCAGTTAATATTAAATCAACTGATATTAGTGAAAATATAATTGAAGTACAAGCATATCCAGAATCTAATGATGTGATTGGTCTAAAAGATCTTTATTTGTATTTTGATGTTAGCAAGAGTAAGATAAATATGGTGAAGGATACAATATCTTCTGGAGAACAGATATCTGGAGTTGGGTATAAAATAACTTCTAGTTACTTAAACGGAGAATTAAAGAGGGTATAAGATGATAACAACTGGTTTTGAGCAGAGAGTAAAAGTTCAGCAGATTATTGAAAATCAACTACCAGAATTTATACTCTCAGAAAATCCAAAATTTGTAGATTTTTTAAAGCAATATTATATTTCCCAAGAATATCAGGGTGGACCCTCTGATATTGTAGAAAATCTTGACCAATATCTCAAATTAGATAATTTCACTCCAGAAGTTATTGTTGGTGTAACTACACTTAGTGAATCTATCATTCCCACTGCAAAAGTTGTTAGGGTGGAATCTACTAAAGGATTTCCAAATGAGTATGGATTATTTCAAATTAATGATGAAATTTTTACATATACAGGAATTACAACTAATACATTTACTGGTTGTGTGCGTGGATTCAGTGGTATCACAAAATATAAAAGCACTTTAGATCCTGAAGAATTAGTCTTTAGTTCTACAGACGCTACTTCTCACTCTAAAGGGGCATCAGTTAAAAATTTAAGTTCTTTATTTTTAAAAGAATTTTATAAAAAAGTAAAATATTTACTCACTCCAGGTTTAGAAGACGTAGATTTTGTAGCAAATTTAAATGTAAATAATTTTATTAAAGAGGCAAGAAGTTTTTATCAAGCAAAAGGAACTGAAGAATCATTTAGAATTCTGTTCAATGTTCTTTATGGAATTGATCCAAAAGTAATAGATCTAGAAAATTACCTAACGAAACCTTCAACTGCAAAGTTTTTAAGAAGAGAGATTATAATTGTCGAACAAATTTCTGGAGAACCAAATAATTTAGTTGGACAAACTATCATAAAATCCACGGATCCAAATACAAAGGCATCAGTGTCTGAGGTAGAAATTTTTACAAGGACAGGTACAAGAAGCTATTACAAACTTGGATTATTTCTTGGGTATGATGATAAAGAATTTATAGATGGAATTTTTAATGTTCAACCAAAAACAAGAGTGATTGGAAAAGTATCCGTTGGTTCTTCAGTCATTACGGTAGATTCTACTGTTGGATTTGGTGTTACTGGAACTTTAATTTCTGGAAATAATAAAATTTCGTATGCAGATAAAACTATAAATCAATTTTTAAGTTGTACTGGAATTAATAATATTATCAATTCTAGAGATGATATTCGTAATGATGATTTCTTTTATGGATATGAAAATGGAGATTTAACCAAAATAGTAAAATTTAGAATTGGCGGTGTTTTATCTGGATTTAAACCAATTACTGATATCTACCTGACTGATGAGGGTGAAAGAATTTATGTTAAACATGTTGGTGAAATAATTTTAAATCCTACCCAAAACAAAACATACAAAGAATTATTTGCAAATACATTAGTTTATAATACCAGCTCTTCTTTTGAAGTAAAGAGAATCAATACCTCAGTTTTCACATTAGAATCTGAAACTGATAAATCGAATCTTAAAGTTGGAGATACTGTTGATATATTACAGGGATCCACAGAAACAGTTGCATATTCTGGTGCCATTGTTGCAAACATTAATCAAACTACAAGAGAAGTTACTTTAAACAATCTTGGAGATCCAAATTCTGGTGGATTCAAAGTTGATGATTCATTTATACAACCAGAATTAGATACAACAAATTATAGAATTAGAAGAAAATTAAATACTGCAACTAGTTCCAATACTCCTATATTTTACGGAAATAATGTAGTAACATCTGATATACAAAATTTTTATAATGATAGTGAGCAATATTTCTATGTTGCATCAAATTCATTACCTTCTTATCAAATAACTAAAACAGTTATTAAATCCGAAATCAATTCGGTATCTCAAAATAATTTAAAAGATTTTAATACTTTAACTCAAAAATACCAAACAATTGCATTTGATGGAACTGAAGATGTTCCATTCATAACAGGTGATGAAATTTATTATTCTGGAGGGAGAGTTTTAGTTGGACTTGAAACAGGTAACTATTTTGTAAAAGTATTGACTCCATCTCCTGGAGATAATAAAAATAAAATTAAATTATATCAATCAAGAACATTAATTGATGATAATATTTTTGTAGAATTTGCTCTTGGAAATGCATCTGGCACAAAGCAGACTTTTACATTATTCTCACAAAAAGAAGATAGGATTTATCCACAAAAATCACTAAAAAAATTCCCGTCTAATCAAAATATTAAGACTGGTAAAAATCAAAAAACTGTCCCTGGAACCACAGGAATATTGATTAATGGAGTTGAAATCCAAAATTATAAATCTACTGATAAAATTTACTATGGTCCATTAGAGAAAGTAAAACTTTATAGTGGTGGAACTGGATACGACATAATAAATCCGCCAGTTTTAATAGTAACCGACCCAATCGTTAGTTCTGGAACAACAGCACTTGTAAGTCCAGTTATAAGTGGATCTGTAGAAAAAGTATTTGTCGATCCACAAGATTTTGATATTGCAGATGTTTCTTCAGTTACAATTTCTGGAGGAAACGGTTCTGGAGCAGTTCTTAAACCAATTGTAGAGATGAGACAACGTGAAATTGAATTTGATGCAAGACAACGTGAATTAACTGGTGGATCATTTGGTATCAATTCAAATGATGAAACAATTATGTTTTCAAAAAATCCTAAAATTGTATCTGGAACGGCTCTAGTTTATGATAATAACGGTAATGATCCTGTTGGAATTGCAACCTCTCTTGGATCTGCAAACAATACAGATGTATCAAAGTTAAATGGTGGAACTTTAGTAAAAGGTACAGTATATTATGCTCAAGTTGTGGGAATATCATCAATTAAACTTTATGCAAATCTTTCTGATTTAAACAGTGGAATTAATACAGTTGGTTTAACCACTGCACAAAAATCAGGAATTCATAAATTTAAACTTTATAATGCACAAAATACTTTAAGATCAATCAAAGTTCTTGATCCTGGTAGTGGATATCAACATCGTTCACTAAAAGTAACTCCATCTGGAATTTCAACTCAGAATTCAACTGTTAATTTTTCAAATCATGGTTTTGTCGATGGTGATAAAGTTATTTACACTACTGCTGTTGGTGTAGGAACCACTATTCCGGTTGCTATCTCAGGATTAACGACTTCTACGGGGATAACTTCAACAACAAATCATTATTATATTCTTAAAGTAGATAATGATTCTTTTAGATTATCTGATGCTGGTATAGGAGGAACAAATAAAACAAATTATACTAGAAGAGATTATATAAATTTACCAACAAAAGGATCAGGATATCAGGTATTTTCTTATCCAAATATTGAATTAACTATTAATGTTTCTTTTGTAAATAATCAAACTGGAACAATAGTTGCTACACCTTATCTTAGAGGAAAAATTATTGATACTTATCTTTATGAAAAAGGAAGCGGATATGGATCAAAGATTTTAAATCTACATAAAAGACCAAATATTAATATTGCAAAAGGAACTGGAGCAGAGTTTAAACCAATTGTTTCAAACGGTAGAATTATTGATGTTCAAGTTACTTTTAGTGGAAGTAAATATACTTCTGAACCAGATTTAATAGTTGAAGGAGATGGTGTAGGTGCTAAATTAAGATCTGTAGTTACTAATGGTAAAGTTACTGATGTTATCATTATTAATTCTGGATTAGGATATATTGAGAAAAATACTTTTGTTTATGCTACAGTTCCAGGACTAGGGGCAATATTTGAACCTGATGTTAGATCTCTTACTGTCAATAACTATGCAAGACATGGGGAGGAAATTCTTTCAAATAATGTAGGAGTTCCTGGACTAGGATATAATTTACTTGGTTATTATAGTAACCAACAAAACGTAAATTCAAATGACACTGGAACTGTTCATTCTCCAATAATTGGATGGGCATATGATGGAAATCCAATTTATGGACCAACATCAATCTCAGATCCAAATAATTTAAATTCATCATTAAAATATTTAAATCCTGGATATATTTTAAACTCTAACAATGTAATAGACAGACCTAGTGAATTTGCAGCAGGATTTTTTGTTGAGGATTATCTCTTCAATAATTCTGGAGATTTAGATCAATATAATGGAAGGTTTACTAAAACTCCAGAATTTCCAAATGGAGTTTATGCTTACTTTGCAACTATTTCCAATACTAATAAAAATTCAATCTTCCCATATTTTATTGGAAACTCCTATCGCTCACTTTTAATAAATCAAAATATTAATCAGAGTTTTGATTTCAATAATTCAAATCTAATTAGAAACACATTCCCATATAAAGTTTATGATTTAAATTCAAGTAATGATTTTATTTTAGAACCAAATGAAATTATTACTCAAAGTGCAACTATTGAATCTGTAAAGAGAGGACCAGTTGATAATTTAATAATCAATCAATCCGGTGAAGGTTATAAGATTGGAGATATTGCAGTATTTGATGACAAGGATACGGATGGAACAGGTTTAAGTGTAGTAGTTTCCTCTGTAAAAGGTAAAAAAATTAGTAGCATCAATACCACAGTTCAAACATTTCCTTCAACAACTGTTATTTGGAAAAATTCTGAGCAGGTATCAATTCATAGTACTTTACCACATGGTACTTTACCACATGGTCTTAATAATGAAGATAAGGTAATTATTTCTAGAGCATCTAAATTTGTTTTTGGATTAACTAATTCACATTTAATTGGAATATCAACAGAAACTTCATATCTGATTCAACAAATTCCATCAAATGCAGCAGTTGGATTTGTGACTGATATATATGTCACTACCAATTTTAGTAATGTTTCTGCGGGTTCCACACTTGGAATTGGAGCAACTGAACTAGTTAAAGTTCTCAATTTATTTCCTGAAAATAAAGTTATAAGAATTTTAAGAGGACAGACTGGATTTGCTCATACAATATCAACACCAATTTTCACTAAACCTGATAGTTTTACTATTGAACTTAAAACTCCATATTTTGAATCAAAACTTAACGATATTGTATATTTCAATCCTACACAGGCAATTGGTATTGCCACAAATACTGGATTGACATCAACAACGACTTACAAAATTGGAGAAAAAAATAGTTTAGTATCAATTCCATCACAAAGTATTTATTTACCAGGTCATCCATTTAAAACAAATCAACTTGTAACACTTGTTATACCAGCGGGTGGAAATACCATTGCAGTGTCAACAAGTGGAAATAATTTTGTCTTGGATCAATTCAATGTACCTCAAACAGGAACAACACAAAACTTCTATGTAATCAATAAATCTCCAAATTATATTGGTCTTACAACTCAAGTTGGATTAACAACTAGTACAAATGGATTATATTTTGTTGGATTTACCCCAAATCAAGATTCACTAAATTATCAATATTTTATTAAATCTAATTTTAATCAAATAACAGCAAAAGTTCAAAAAGCAACTTCTACAGTTGCAGTTTCAACTGCACATGGAATGAATGTTGGTGATATTATAAAATTATCTCTAAAATCAAATAGATCTGTTGGACTTGGAACAACAGCAACCTCAATTAAAGTTATATATAATTCTAACCATGATAAAATATTAATCGATCCAATCGGATTTACTTCTATTGGAGTAAATACTAGTACAAATCAAATTCAAATTAATTCTCATAATTTTGAAACTGGAGACAAAGTATTTTACAATTCCACCAATTCAATAATCTCAGGATTGCAAACTGGACCATATTATATTTACAGAATTGATGATGATAATTTTAATCTAGCAGAAACTTATAACGATTCTGTAGCAAAACCACCTGTAATTGTTAGTCTTGCTTCAACTGGTGGAAATTTAAATTCAATTTCAAAAATTAATCCTCAAATTTCATTAGTTAGAAATAACGACCTAGTTTTTGATGTTTCAGACTCATCACTCAGTGGATATAAACTAAAATTATTCTATGATGAAGATTTTAATAATGAGTTTGTGTCAACAGGAACTACTTCTACCTTTAGTGTGATTGGTGTTGGCACAGTTGGAATTTCCACCAATGCATCGCTAACTTTAACTTACAATAATTCTTTACCACCAAAACTTTATTACTCTCTAGAAAAAACCGGATTTATTAGTACATCTGATAAAGATGTTGTAAATTATTCTGAAATATTATTTGTTGATAGTCTGTATTCAGATTCATTTGCAATTTCTGGAGTTGGTATTGGCAGTACCTCATTCCAAGTTCAACTCAATAAACTACCAGAACTTTATACATATACTCAAAATAACACAGATACTTTGGAATATTCCACAACCTCATCTACTGAAGAAGGTGGAATTGCTAAATTAAAAATTCTTTCTGGAGGAATCTCATATAAAAAACTTCCAAAATTTAAAAGTATAACTTCTACAAACGGAATTAATGCAGATATAATTCCTCAGTCTTCAGTTATTGGTAGAATTAACCAATTAACTATTGATGATCCTGGATTTGATTTTTCTGTGGATAGAACTTTAAGTCCAGAAGTATTCATCTCTCCATTGATTATTATAACTAACAGAAATGAAGTTACAGATGTTGAAGTAACATATGGTGGTTCCAACTACACTTCTACTCCGGATTTAGTCATAGTAAATCCAGAAACTGGAACAATTTATGATAATGGTGTATTAAAACCTTCACTAAGTGGAACTTCAATTTCTTCTGTAACGATTGTTACTGCTCCAGCAGGACTATCCGAAATAACAAATGAAATTTATGCAATAAACAATAGTAATGGAATAGGAATTAATAGTTGTCTTACATCTTCATCTGGAATAGTTACATGTGTTTTAGCAACTCCACTAGTTGGATTTACAACCAATGTGTTTACAATTGGTGAAGAAGTATTTGTTGAAGGTATACAAAACATTGGAAATACTGGTAAAGGATTCAATTCTAAAGATCATAAATTCCAATTCTTTACAGTATCAAATTATACAAATGGTAATCCAGCACAAGTAACATTTAGTCTTGTTGGGATAGCAACTGATATTAGTGCTAATGCTCTTGGTATAGCAACAACACAAAATGGATATGCATCAATAATTAAAAAATCAAATTATCCAATATTTAAAGTTACCCAATCTCCACGAAACTTTGCTCTTGAAGAAAAACTTCTGACTCGTGAGGGATCAAGTTATATTGGAAGAGATTTAATCATAACAAAAATTTTAGAAAATACAATAAAAGTGTATGGAACGTATGAATTAAAAGAAAATGATATTATCTTAGGTAGAGATTCTGGAACTATAGCAACCATTAAAAGTATTCAAAATAATAGAGCATTTTTTGAACTTGATTACTCTTTAAGAAAAGATAGTGGATGGTCTAATGATGTCGGAAAATTAAATGATGATACTCAAATTATTTCAGATAATGATTATTATCAAAATCTTTCTTATACAGTAAAAAGTTCTATAGAATTTGAAGATTTAAAAGAACCAGTCAATAGTCTTTTACATACTACTGGTCTTAAGAATTTTGCAGATACTGAAATTATTAAAAAAAAGAGAGTAGGATTTGGAGTGACAAATAACACTATTAGACAATCCTTAATTAATCTAATTAGCGAAATTAGAGTTGACACAATCAATAATTTTGATTTTGGAATTGAAGTTGATACCTTAACAAATAAATCAAAATTCATTCAACTAAAAAATAAAAAACTAACCGATTATATTAAATGTATATCAAATAGAGTTCTAACAATTGATGACATTAGTAGTCAATTTAATAATACAAATCAGGATGTAGATAACTATGTAGATTTACTTAAATATAATTTAAATGATGGTTACAACAGATTTTTAATTCAAATTGTCAATCCATTTAATACTCAAAGGCAGGTGACTGAGGTAATAACATTACCATCGGGGACTAATGACATCATCACAATTGAGAAAGCATCATTATATAATTCCAATTTGGGAGATGTCTTTGCCAATATAACTGACAGTGGATCATTATCTCTTAGATTTAATCCTTTAGATCCTTATAATTCAAATTATGATATTAAAATTTTAAAAAATAATTTTAATGGATCTTTAGCAGGTGTAGGAACTCAAACAATAGGATTTATTAATTTGACAGGTTCTAATAATATTGTTGGAGTTGCTTCTACAAGCACGATTATTTCTTCCGGAATTGGGACAATTAAGTCATTGTTTGTTAACGCTGAAATTATAAACACCACTACTGAAAAGAGAAATTATTTTGAATTATATGTCGATCATGATGGTACAGATACAAATATTTCACAATACTATGTCGATAATACACCAAAGATAGGATTCTCGACTGGGGGATTCATAGGGTCCTTTAGTGCAAATATAAGTTCTGGAGTTTTATCTTTAGATTTTACAAATAGTACTGAAAACAACTCAGTTTTAGTTAGAAGTAAAGTTGTTGGATTTGGAACAACATCTGTTGGAGTTGGCACTTATACATTCACTGCTTCTGGACAACCAGCAGGAACCCAAAACACTGCAAAACTACAAAGTAACTATGAAATTTCTTCTGGTATATCAACTTTAGTTAGTGTTTCTAAAAATGATGTCACTACAATTAAAACAATTGCACGAGTTAGTTACGGAAATACATCTGCATTACATCAAATTTTATCAATACACGATGGAACAGATGCTTATGTTGTTCAATATCCGTTTCTTTCTGGTCAAAACACTACTGGAATAGGAACTTTCTCATCAGAATTAATTGGTGATAATTTTGTTCTGAAGTTTTATCCAGATGATAATATTTTAACCAGTATTTTAATTCAAACTTATAATGAAATCATTCAAACACAAAGTGATAGTCTTAATATACCACAGTCTTTAACATATGGAACTTTCAGAGAACAATTAAATCTTTCAAAATTTAATGGAATTAATGGAAACAGAAGTAATGTTACGAATTTTGATTTAACTCACAAAGGCATTCCTATTTTTGAAAAAACTTTTAATCCTTCAGACACTACAGTTTTAAATCCACAAACAGGAACTTTTACTATAGCAAATCATTTTTTCCAAAACAATGAAGAATTAATATACACTCCAGGATCCACGTTTTCTGGTGTATCTGCAACTTCTGTTGGAATAGGCACTACTATAGTTGGTGGAGCAGTATTTTTAGGAGATTTTATTGTTGGATTTTCTACAATAACCGGAATAAGTACATCAACAGGTATCGCAATAAATCAAACCATAATAGGACCTTCAATAGCTGCTGGAACAACTGTTACCGGAATAGGAACTAACTATACTTACTTTATCGGAAATGTAGTTGGTGGTGGTTCGACTGTCATAACTGGAATTGGAAATACCACATTATTTACAATTAATGCAGGAATTTTCTCTGGAAATGGAACATCTCTAGGAACTATAACAAATATTGGAATTAATTCTATTACAGCATCAATATCTGCAGCTTCAACTACAAATGGAGTTTTCTATGCAACAAATGTAAATACTGCTATTACAATTTCAAATGCATCTACAAGTAATTCTATAAGACAAACATATACAACTGGAATTTCTACAAATATTTTACCAGAAACTGTCTATGCAATTAAAATTGACAATAGTACATTTAGACTCTCTGGTTCTAAAGGAACTAGCAATGTTGTTGGAGCAGCGTTTACATTTACTAATACTGCAACTGGAAATGCACATCAACTTGAAATGCGTAAAAAACTTGAAAAATCAGTTATTGTTATTGATGGAATAGTTCAAAGTCCAATATCATACACACCAATAAATTATACTCTGATAAACAATAATGGACAAGTTAGTGCAATTTCAACACACTTTGCAATATCTGGTATTTCTTCAATAGTGCCAAAAAATATATTAAAAATAGATGATGAGTTTATTGAAGTTATTTCTGTAGGACTAGGAACAACTTCAACAGGACCAATCACGGGAATAGGCACATTTAATCTTATTCAATCTAAAAGAGGTTTTGTTGGAACTTTAGCAACCACCCACACCGATGGAACTGAAATCAGAGTACACACTGGTTCATTCAACATTGTCAATAATCGAATTCACTTCACCGAAGCTCCAAAAGGAAATTTAAGTGAGACAGTTGATAATTCTAATATTCCATATGTAAAATCAACTTTTGGTGGACGAGTTTATTTGCGTAAAGACTACACGAAGAATTTAATATATGACAATATTTCAAATGACTTTACAGGTATAGGACAAACTTATAAACTTTCTGTTCAAGGTTCAAATATCACTGGAATTGAAACTGGTAGTGGTTTATTGTTTATCAATAATGTATTCCAAACACCAACGACATCTAATAATGCTAACAATAATTATAGATTTATTCAAAATTCTGGAATATCTAGTGTAGTATTTACAGGAATAACAACAACGGCAATTGGTCAGGATGTTTATATTTCTCCATTTGATGTAAATCAAAATCAATTACCAAGAGGGGGAGTTATTGTTTCTCTTGCATCTACACCTGGACTAGGATTTGCTCCGTTGGTTGGTGCCTCTGTAACTGCAGTTGTGTCTGGTGGTGCTGTTACATCAGTTGGACTGGGAACAACAGACATTAATGGATCTGGATATCGTGGTGTTGTTTCCATTGGTATTACTGATTCTAGTCATTCGGGGACTGCTGCTAATATCACTGCTACAGTTGGTGCTGGAGGGACATTATCTTTTAATGTAGTTTCTGGTGGAACCGGATACGTTAATCCAAAAATCTTTGTTTCGGAACCAAATTATGAAAATCTTTCAGTGATTGGAGTTTCTAGACTTGGTATAGGAACAACCACAACCACAGGCGATGGATTACTACTTAATCTCGAAGTTGGAGCAAGTTCTACTACAGGAATAGGTTCCACATTATTTGAAGTAAAATCATTTAAAATTTCTAGACCTGGTTATGGATTCAAAAAAGGTGATGTATTTAAACCAGTTGGGTTAGTAACTGATAAGAATCTTTCATCTCCACTCATAGACTGCACTTTTGAAGTTTTAGAAATCTTCAACGATTCATTCTCTGCCTGGCAGTTTGGAGAACTTGATTACATTGATTCAATAAAAGATCTTCAAAATGGATCCAGAGTTAGATTTCCACTAGTTTATAATGGAGATTTGTTAAGTTTTGAGAAAGATGAGAATAATGCAGAGTCTGTAGAAATTGATCTTAATACCTTACTCTTAATTTTTGTAAATGGAGTAATTCAAAATCCAGGTGCAAATTATGAATTTGACGGGGGATCTTCTTTTATATTCACAATAGCTCCAACTATCAATGATAAAGTAGATATATTCTTCTACAGAGGAACAAGAAATGAAGATAGTAGGCAGGTAAATGTCACTGAAACTGTAAAATCTGGAGACACTTTAAAACTTAATAAGAATGATTTTATTATTGGAACAATAGAACAAAAAAATAGAACAGTAGTAAATATACGTTCTGCAAATAAAGTTGAAACAGACATTTATACAGATATTGGAATTGATTCAATCAACTTTAAACCAATTAATTGGACTAAACAAAAAGTAGATAAAATTATTGCAAATGAATATATTCATAAGTCAAGAGATTCTATTGAAAGTTTAGTTTATCCAACTGCAAAAGTAATTGGAAATCTATCTATTTCAGATACTGAAATTTTTGTAGATGATGCTCAATTCTTTAATTATGAAGAAAATGATGCTCTAACTAATATTGAGATAATAAACTTTGGTGCAATAATTGTTGGTGTTAATACTCTTGTTGGAATCAATACTGATCCAGTAGGAGCATCTTTTACTGCAACAGTTTCTGCTGGTGGAACTATTAGTGGGTTAACGATTAATACTGGCGGTTCGGGATATAGTGGTGCAACGATTACTTTATCCATAGCTCCGCCAAAGACTATTGGTGTTGGTATAGGTACAACAGCAACAGCAACAGCAACAATTGGTGCTGGTGGAACAATTACTTCTACTTCAATAATAAATCCTGGTTTTGGTTATACAACCTCAATAATACCAAATGTTCTTGCACCAATACAAAATATAATATATGAAAATATTTCTAAGATTACCACAGTTCAAGGATTTGCTGGAATTATTACCGGAATTACAACAACCACAGGAACTGGTTCAAATCCACTAGCATTGAGATTCTTTGTGAATATTCCAGAAGCAGCAGCAAATCCTTTTACTGAACTTTTAATTGGATATCCAATTTACATTTATAATACTGGAGTTGGTTCTGGAGTTACATCTATTAATACTTTAAATACTTCAATAGTTGGTATTGGGACAACATTTTTAGATAATGTTTATATTGTAAACGCAATTACAACTAATGGTTCCAATGCTCAAATTGATTCTAATATTCTTTCAACGACCAGTGTTGTTGGATTGGGAACTACAGGATCACCCACAAATATCTGTGGTAGATTCTCTTGGGGAAGACTTTCTGGATTCACCAGAGCATCATCACCAATTTCTATTGGGGTAACTGGGCTGAGAGTTGATGCAGGTCTAACAACATTCCCAACTATTCAAAGAAGGGAATATGGTCTTAGAGACAGTGGAGCTCTTAAAAAAGATCTTGGGTAGTATAAATATAGAAAAAAGATATTAATATGGCGGCAATCGTAACCGATCAGTTTAGAATATTAAATGCTGGGAATTTTGTTGACTCAGTTAACGATACAACAAATAATTCTTATTATGTTTTCCTAGGGTTACCAAACTCAGCAGCTGTTGGATTTGGTAGAACGGCAAATTGGGATACCAATACACCAAATCCTATAGATAGCAAGAACTACATGAGTTTTGTTAAAGATGGGATGTGTTTTGGTAAAAGAGTTGTTCCAGCAAATACTAAAAAATTAGTAAGAAGAATAAATTGGGAACGAGGAAGAAAATATGAAATGTATAGACATGATTATAGTCTAACTAATTTGACTCCTATAACGAATTCTCCTAGATTATATGAGTCCAATTATTATGTAATGAATAGTGAATATAAAGTTTATATTTGTATATACAATGGTTCAACAGGTGATTTACCAACTGGGAATGCTTCTCTAGACGAACCAACGTTTACTGATTTAGAACCCTCCAAAGCTGGTACAAGTGGGGATGGATATCTATGGAAATATCTATTTACCATTTCTCCAAATGACATAATAAAATTTGATTCAACTGATTATATTTCTTTACCTAATGATTGGAGCACTTCAACCAATGCTCAAATAAAAGCAGTTAGAGATAATGGAAACTCTGACATTAATGAAAATCAATTAAAACAAGTTTATATTCAAAGTAGAGGTTTTGGGTATAAATCTGGTCTTGGGCAAGAATTTAATATAGTTGGAGATGGAACTGGAGCAAAAGTCGTTATTGATGTAGATGATAATGGAAGAATAATAAACGCAGTAGTCTCTTCTGGCGGAAAAGGGTATACTTATGGTATTGTAGACCTTGGAACAATTAATGGTAGTGTTTCAACCAGAGCAAATTTAATTCCAATTATTCCGCCCTCAAAAGGTCATGGGTATGACATATACACTGAACTTGGAGCAGATAAAGTATTAGTCTATGCTCGTTTTGATGATTCTAGTAAAGATTTTCCTGTAGATACTAAGTTTGCTCAGATTGGAATCATTAAAAATCCATCACAGTATAATTCAACAACTTTATTTACAGAAAATCAATTTTCTGCACTGGGATCTATAAAATTTTTACAAGATACTCCAGGCACTCCTACGATAGGAAATGTAATTAGTCAAACGGTAACTGGTGGAACTGCAAGGGCATATGTAGCATCTTATGACATAGAAACTAAGGTTTTAAAATATTTTCAAGATAGGACAATATTTTTAAATCCAAATACTCATGATACTGTCGATTATGTTGGGGTTACAACGGGATCACTCGTATTAAACTTTGCCTCATCTGCAAATGTTGTGTCTAGTGTTAATTTTAGTGGATCTGTAGATATTAATTTTACAGGAATCACTACAAATCCAACTGGTAACAAAATTATATCGTTAGATTCATCATTTACAAATGGTCTTGCAAATCCAGAGATAAATAAAAAGTCAGGTGAAATTATCTATCTTGATAATAGACCCGAAATATCAAGAAACTCTAGACAAAAAGAAGACATTAAAATTATTCTGGAATTTTAAAAATGCCACAGAAGACTAATCTAAATGTAGGACCTTATTATGATGATTTTGATAAGTATAAGAATTTTTATAAAGTCTTATTTAGACCAGGGTTTCCAATTCAGGCTAGAGAACTTACTACATCACAATCAATATTACAGAATCAAATAGAATCTCTTGCAAGAGGGATGAATTTAAAAGATGGTTCTGTGGTGCTTCCAGGTGGCCACAGTTACATTGATAAGTATTATTCTATTAAAGTAAATTCTGAACATTTAGGTATAGATATTTTATTATATGCAGATAAATTAGTAGGAAAAAAAATTGTAGGACAATCGACAAAAATAGTTGCAAAAATAGATCAATATTTAAACATTTCAGAAGCAGAAAATATTACTAATTTAACATTTTTTATTAACTATCTAGATGCAGGTAAAGATAATAAAATTTCATTTTTTGAAAATGGTGAAATTTTATTACTAGAAGAAAATGAGGAATCATTTACATTTTTAGATACTGTCATAAATCCAGGAGATAGCATCGCTACTTTAATTTCTAAAGATTCTTGTGCAATAGGAACTTGTGCAAAAATAGAACCAGGAGTATTTTTTATTAGAGGAGCTCTCGTAGATGTAACTTCTGATAAACTAGTTTTAGATGCATACAAGAATAATTCGTCTTATAGAGTAGGTTTATCTGTAAGTGAAGAAATTATATCATCAAAAGATGACTCATCTCTCAATGATAATGCTAAAGGATTTTCAAATTATTCGGCACCTGGTGCAAATAGACTAAAAATATTTACAAAATTATCTAAAAAACCTTTAGATGACTTTGATGATACTTCATTTGTTGAGTTATTTAAAGTAAAAGATGGTCTTCTCATAAAAACAAAGGCAGTAAATCCTGCAAAAGATCCAATTAAAGATTACATTGCATTAAGAACATATGATGAATCAGGAAATTATAGCGTAAAAGATTATGATATTGAAGTCAAAGAATCTTTAAATAATAATGAAGGTAATGGTGGGATATACCTTGCATCTCAAAACACTAAGCAGGGCGGTACACCTTCTGATGATTTAATGTGCATTAAATTTGGTCCTGGAAAATCTTATGTAAAAGGATATGATATTGAAACAATATCGTCTACAATAATTGATGTCAAAAAACCAAGAGATAAAGAAACTGTTACCTCATCATCAGTTTCTTTTGAATTTGGATCAAAAATTATAGTTAATAATGTAAGCGGAACTCCGTTAATTGGTCTTAATACAACGAGTAGTATAAGACTTTTTAATCAAAGGAAATCCCAAGGAAATATTGCTGGCATTACAACTTACATAGGTGATGCTAGAGTTTATTCTTTTAATTTATCAGATGCTCCATATTCAAACGCAGCAAGTCAATGGGATTTGTATTTATTTGATGTTCAAACTTATACAATATTAGATCTTAATCAAACTTTAACAACCGTTCAATGCCCAGAGACGACATATATTAAAGGACAAAATAGTGGAGCCTCTGGATATGTTACAGCGAATGCTAACGGTTCCTCATTAATAACATTATCTCAAACTTCTGGTACATTTTCAATAGGTGAACAAATATCAATTTCTGGTGTTACAACAATATCAAGAACGATTAAAACTGTTAGAGAATTTGGGGTTCAAGATATAAAATCAATGTATCAGGAACCACCACCTGGAAGTGGATTGGTTGCTGGGCAAGCATTTTCAGCAGATACAGTTTTGTACCCTTCTACTCCTCCAAAGTTCAGCAAAACTGATGCAATATCTATCACTGGTAATAATCAAATTACAGGAATAGTAACATGTCCTGGTAAATTCTTTTCAGGAATTAAAACTGATACAATTATTTCATACCAGATGCCTAATCAAACAGTCCCGAACTTCAATAAAGTTTTGAGTGTCGCTGTAAATGGAACCAGTATGACAGTAGGATCAATTCCTTCCGTAGCTGGAATATGTAGCGGTGCAGTTGAAACAATTAATAATGTTCAATTTCAAGTTTTATCTCCTAAGATGTTGGATAAAGGTGGACTATATGCATCTCTACCTAATATTAATATTTCATCTCTTAATTTAAATAATTCTAATATAACAATATCAAAACAAATTACAGGAGAAATTACGGATGCCGCTGGAACCTTAACTGCTCCTATACCTGCTGGTATATCTAGTGCATTTTTTGATGCATATGATGCTGAAAAATATGCTATAATTTACAGTACCGGTGCAGTTGAAGATTTAACATCAGAGCAAGTTACAATAGATCCAGGAGGTTCTTCAATTACAATCACTGGATTAACTGCTAATCAAACTAATGTAGTATTAAATGCAACTTTAGAAAAGCAGGGAATAAAACAAAAAGAAAAACAATATGTTAGAAGTGAAAGTTTAATTGTTAGTAATTCTAATTCTATATCAGGAACAGAAAGTTCTGGATTAGCATTTAATTCACATTATGGACTAAGAGTTCAAGACGAAGAAATTTCATTAAACCGTCCTGATGTTGCCAATATAGTTGTAATTTATGAATCATTAAGTGCTAAAAATCCTGCTGATGATGATTTCTTGGATTCAATTACAGTTCCAACTGGAAAAGCATTAAATACAAACTCAATTTTGGGAGAAAAAATATTTGGAAGTGAGAGTGGAGCAATTGCTAAAGTTATAAAAAAATCAACTGCAAATCCAGATACAACAGTAAGCATCGTTTATATAAATTCAAATAAATTTATAGTTGGTGAAATAATAACTTTTGAAGAATCCAAAATTGAAACTTTAATTGTTTCGGTTGCTAAAGGTTTATATCAAGATGTAACATCACATTTTACTTTAGATAAAGGACAAAAAGATCAGTATTATGATTATTCAAGAATAGTCAGAAAGAAATCATCTTATGTCCCTTCGCATAGATTATTAGTAATTTATGATTATTATACTACTCCTTCAAACGATACTGGTGATGTTTATACTGTAAATTCATACCCCGAAAATAAATTTAAAACTGGAATTCCATTATTACCAGATAATAAAAAAGCATCAGATACTTTAGATTTTAGACCAAAAGTAGCACAATTTACTGCAACTGATAGATCACCATTTGCATTTTCTAGTAGAAATTTTGGATCAAGTAACAACACTGCACCATTAGTTTTAACTCCTAATGAAAATTCTTTACTTGGATACGAATACTACTTACCAAGAGTTGATAGATTATATCTTGATAAAAATGGAATTTTCAACATCGTAAATGGTGTCTCCTCACTTGATCCAAAATTACCAGAACCAATACAAGATGCAATGGAACTTGCTCAAATAAAGTTTCCAGCTTATTTGTATAATGTTGGTGATGCAAAAATTACTCTCATAGATAATAGGAGATATACTATGAGAGATATTGGAAAAATTGATGATAGAGTGACTAAATTAGAAAATTTAACATCACTCTCATTATTAGAGACTGATACAAAAACTCTTCAAGTAAAAGACGCTGATGGTTTGGATAAATTTAAATCAGGATTTTTTGTAGATGATTTTCAAGACACTTTGAAATCAGATCCAGCAACTACAGCAAAACTTGAAGATATTTCAGATGAATCAACTAACTTAAAAAATATTAAATAATTTTGTTTAACAGATAAATATAAAAAAAAGATACTAATATGAAGGTACTTACTACAGACTTTAATGAAAATACATTATCTTTGCTAGTTGCACCTAAGAATAATGTGGATTTAGATAATCTTGTCGATGCCTATGATCCCCTAGATTCTAATTTGAAATGGGTTAAAAAAGATGGTACATCAAAAGTTTTTCTAGAATATAAAGAAGAAGCGTGGAAAGGTCAAGTATTAGCATCTAAAAAAGAAAATATAAATCCATTTAATATTATTGATTACACTGGAGGCACAATTAAATTAACGCCCTCTGTGGATAGTTGGGTTAAAACAGTAATAGTTGAAACTGGTAAAAAAACCATAGTTAATGCTAATCCCAAAAAGTTTATATCACAACAGATCCAACAAAATGTAATAAAAGATCCAAAAACAGGTCAAAATAAAAATCAATATAACGAATATACACAAGTAGGAACAAAAGAAGATAATTGGATTAGATCTAGAAATATTGCGTTTGATGCTTCTGGATTTAAACCACTTACACAATATTATTTATTTTTTGATGGACAATCTAAAAATCTTGATATTATTCCAAAATTAATTGAAATTAATACCCTTTCAGGGTCTTTCAGTATTGGCGAAACTGTAATTGGAATTGAAGAGAATAAAACAGTTTTTACTGCTAAAGTATGTGCTCCATCTCATAAAAGTGGTCCTATAGCATCACCAGAAATCAATTATAATCTTAATCCATATAACACTGCTACTGGATCTTTACCAAAAGATTTTTACAGCATAGGATCAATTTTATTAAACATTGATATTTATAGTTTAGCAGAAGAAGCACTAGGTGACTTTAGTGGATATATCAAAAAAGGAATGAAGTTGAAGGGAAAAACTAGTAATGCTGAGGCAGAAGTAACAGACATTCGTTTACTTTCAAATGAAAATGGTGATTTACAAGGATCATTTTTTATAAGAGATCCTTATGAAGATACAGATGCTTTAAAAGCCTTATTTACAGGAGTTGAAAAACCATCATCTCCCGATAAAGTCCCTCCTGTTAAATTTTCAACCGGAGTTAAAACTTTTAAATTAACATCAGATCCAAATGACGCAGTAAATAAACCAGGCATACTTACTATAAGTAGCGCAGAAACTACATATCAAGCTACAGGTATAGTAGAAGGTCTAAAACAAGTTACAATTACAGTTAAACCACCGCCACCACCGGTTGATCCTCTTGCACAAACTTTTTATATCGATACACTTCAAAATGGAAATCAATCTGGCATATTTTTATCTTCTGTAGATATATTTTTTGGTGAAAAAGATCCAGGAAATCATAAAGTTCAATTATCGATTGTAACTGTAGAATTAGGAATACCTACACAAAATGTAGTTATTGGTTCTGTTGTTTATAAAGAGCAAACAGATATTCTAGTAAGTCCAAATTTCCCAGGCAAACCAACGAATTTCAAATTTGATTCTCCAATATTTTTAGAAAAAGATAAATTTTATGCGATAGTTCTTAAGTCTCCAACTTCTGATAAATTTACGGTATGGGTTGCTGGTCAAGGCGAAACTATTGCAAATGAGACTAGTGCAACGACTGCCTCTGGAAAAATTTCTAAGAATGAGGAAGGAACTCTATTTAAATCACAAAATGCTGCGACTTGGATACCTAGTCCATTAGATGATTTAAAATATCAACTTTATAAATGTTTATTTACAACTTCTTCTGGTACATTATATCTTTATAATCAATCAATTAAAGAAACAAATGCTACAACAAAAATTGGGCCCAAGGATCCAATTAAAACTTTACCTAGAAAACTTAGAGTAGGGATTTCAACATCAAATACTCTAAATAACATACTTACTATTGGTACTAGAGTCAGTAGTGCTAATGCAGGTTCAAGTAATATTAATGCTAGACCTCATGGAGTTATTGAGCAAGTTGGGGGACCTGTTCCAGCAGGTGCTTTAACGGTAACAGGAGTTGGTACAGGATATATTAATGGAACATATACTAATGTACCTTTTTTTAATATCACAGGATCTGGCAATCAAACTCTAAGCGGAACAGTAGTTATTGCTTCAAATGTGGTAAGCTCAGTAAGCATAAATGCAAATGCACAAGGAAATGGATTTGTTGCTGGTGATCTAATAGGAATTGTAACTACTAATGTCGGTGGTAAAGGTAAAGGTGCACAAATTACGATTCCTAGCATTACTGGAATTGATACTCTTTATCTAACAAATGTTCAGGGAGAAGCTTTAACCGCTTCACAAACTGTAAAATATTGGAATGGAACTAATTATGTAGCATTGGCAAATACAACATTTACAAGTTCTAACACATTGTCCGATTTTTATACCGGAGATATTATTCAAGTAACTCATCCCGATCACGGAATGCACTCAATAAATAATATTTTAAGAATAGATGGAGTAAAATCAAATATAGAACCAAGTACTTTATCTGCAAATCTAAATTTAGATACGGCTGTTATTTCTATTGCAGCAACAGCAAACTTTGATACTTTTGAGGGAACTGCTGTTAGTGGTATTAACACTGGATATGTTAAAATTAAAACTGAAATTATTGGATATACTGCTATAGTTTCTAATGGGACAGGTGGTGGGGAACTTCAACAGTTGCAAAGAGGTGTTGATAATACGCCGAAGAGCACACATTCAATCAACGATCAAGTTTTTAAATATGAATTAAATAATATTTCGTTAAGAAGAATCAATACCCAATATCAAATGGCTACTATACCTCCAGGTCTTTTAAGTTCTAAAGAATTAGATTTATATTATTTACAAATTAATAGAGATGATAAGGCATTGGGGGAGCAACAAATTAGTTTTAATAATCTTAATGATGTTGGAGCAGGCGATGTTTATATAACTAAAAATTACCAATTTAATAAAATTAAACCTACGGTTAAAACTTTTATACCATCATCTTTGACTACTAGTTCTGAAACCGATTCTAAAAGTGTTTCTATAACTTCTCAAATGAGAACTGTATCTGGAACTAGTGCTGGTGGTTCTGAAACTTCATTTTTAGATCAAGGATATGAATCGGTAGAATTAAATGCACAAAATAAACTTTCTTCAGTAAGACTTATCGCATCTAGACCAAATGAACTTAACCAAGTTAATTTGTCTGGGTTACCAAATAATAGATCTTTCACTCTTGCAATGTTAATGACAACTAATAATAGTGAACTGTCACCAGTTATTGAATTAGATGGTGGTGCAGCGAGTGTAGATAATACAAATGCAACTGGAGCTAAAGTTCATTTAATTAGAAATTGTTTGGATAGTCCTGTTTCTGATTATGCATTAGATGGAAGAGTAAATTCACCAACCAGTGATCCACACGCTTCAATTTATGTAACTAATAAGGTGAATCTAAAACAATCTGCGACTTCACTCAAAGTGTTAGTTGATGCTTATATTCATTCTTCATCAGATTTTAGAGTTTTATATCAAATATTTAAACCCGATTCCAAAGAAGTAACTCCAGCATATATACTATTCCCAGGTTATGATAATATGATAGATACTGATGGTGATGGATTTGGAGATAAAATAATTGATGTTTCTTTTAATAATGGAAAACCAGACGCAAAACTCCCATCAAGTGCTGATGGAGAGTTCTTAGAGTACCAATTTAGTGTCGATAACTTAGAGCAGTTTACTGCATTTAAAATTAAACTAGTGATGAGTGGTAAAAATGAAGCATATTCTCCACAATTTAAAAATTTCAGAGTTTTAGCTCTTGCCTGATATGCTTAGAGTAGAAGGTTATAAAAATTTATACAGAGATGACTCTGGAGCAATTGTCAATACTGATACACAAGCATACAGTAATTATCTTAAAATGAAAGAACAAAAAAAGAAGCAAAAAGATGAAATTGAAAAAATGAAAGAGGATATTGATGAGATTAAATCACTGCTCAAGGAGTTAATCAATGGATCCAAATGAAATTGAAATAGAATCAATTAATAAAATGTTTGAGTATGAAATTCAAGCAAGAGAAATTGATTCTTGTAATGATATTAGTACTTTAAAAAAAATGTTAAAGACTTCTATTAAGTTATATATGAAGCAGCAGGAAATTATAACAACATTGATGATTACATAAATACTTAAAATACTACCTGAAGAAATGACAGTTTATGTAAGTAATATTGTTGTTAATTCTGGTGTTAACTTTGATCAAGTTTTTACACTTGATAATGTTAACACAAATTCTGCTTTGAATTTAACAAATCATAGCGTTAAAGCTCAAATGCGTAAACATGCCGGTGCAACTGGAGTAACAACTTTTACTGCCTCTATTTTCGATGCCGCCACAGGAAAAATACAAATAGGACTTTCAACAACTACAACAGCATCTTTAAAATCTGGTAGATATGTTTATGATGTAATTCTTACCGATCCATCAAATAAAATGAGTCGTGTGATAGAAGGGATGGTTTTAGTTAGAGAGGGAGTTACTCGTTAATGCCAGAAATCAAAGTTAGTGTAGGTCAACAACAAAATGCAATCAGAGTTAGTGTAGGTCAACAACAAGATGCAATTAAAATTATTGCATCTGGAAAAGGGTCTTCAGGAAATCTTGCACAAATTGCCACAGATATTGATGCAACTGCAAGAGCGAATAATACAGTTTTAATATATAATTCTGCAACTCAAACTTATATTCATGTTCCAGCAAGTCAAATAGTTGATTTAGCGGATAATGTGGATAATGATTCCTACGATGCAGGGACTTTTTAACGTATTAAAAATAAATAAATAAGATAAAAGGTAAAATTTAAAAGATGGCTACTCCTGTATTACAGTTTAAAAGAGGTGCCTTTAGTAATTTACCAGCGTTAAAAGCAGGTGAGCCTGGTTTTACCACTGACAAATATGAGTTATATATTGGTTTAGATAACGTATCAGCAAATAATAAATTCTTTGGATCTCATAGATATTGGACTAGAGAAACAGCTTCAGCAGGAAGTGGTATCAATCTTGTAGAATCAACTGCGGGAACAGACTTTATTACACTCGCTGCACCAGCATCAGTGGGAGCAGCGGTAACCTTTTATTTTCCAGCTATTCAAGGCGGATCTAATACCGTATTACTAAATGATGGCAATGGTAATTTAAGTTGGGGAAGTGGGTCTGCTAACCCTGTTTTTATTGGAATTTCAACATTTTCAGACACTACTGATAATACCTTAGGTAACCCCAATACTGGTGCGGTACAAATTGATGGAGGTCTGGGAGTAGATAAAAATGTAACTGTTGGTGCAGGACTATCAGTTGTTGGTAATGTTTATGTTGCAGGTATATCAACCTTTGTAGGTGCAGTCACATTTGAAGGTGGTACAATTACTCTTGGTGATGCAGCAAGTGATAATGTTGTATTCGCTGCGGATGTTAACTCAAATATCATTCCAAACACTGATGCAACCTATGACTTCGGTACTGGTTCTCAGAGATGGAGAAATGGTAGTTTCTCTGGTATCGTTACTGCAACAACTTTTAGTGGTGATCTTGCTCTTGCAAATATCACTGGTCTTGGTGCAAACGTCGCTACATTCCTTGCAACTCCTTCATCAGCAAACCTTGCATCTGCAGTTAGCGATGAAACAGGAACTGGAGCACTTGTATTCGCTAATACTCCAACACTAGTAACTCCAGTTTTGGGAAATGCAAGTGCTTCAAGTCTTAATATCTCTGGTATCACAACTACTGGCACTTTAATTCTCAGTGGAACTTCTGGCATTGGTATTACTGGTATTTCAACGAGCACCACACTTGCAGAAAACAGCAATAATTATTTACCAACACAAGCAGCAGTTAAGGCTTATGTTGATGCTGTTGATGTAACAACTTCTCTTGCAGGTGATAGTGGTACTGGTTCCGTTTCTACATCACAAACACTAACTGTTGCTGGTACTGCTAACGAAATTGAAACTGCAGTATCAGGTCAAACCATAACTGTTGGTCTTCCAAATGCAGTAGTTGTTGGGACCTCTTTAAGTGCTCCTACGGTCATAACACCTAATATTCAAGCAAGTGACGGCACTAGTGCAATTACAATAACTAATGGAACTGGTGCTGTAGGTATTTCAAGTAATCTCACGGTTACTGGCAACCTATCAGTTTTGGGATCACAAACTATTGTTAATACTGAAACATTAAAAGTTGAAGACAGTCTAATTGAGATTGGTCTTATCAATAGCTCTGGATCTCTAGTTGCACCTACATCTGATTTAAACATTGATATTGGTGTTCTATTTCATTATTTTAGTGGTTCGGCTAGGAAAGCTGCTGTATTCTGGGATGACTCTGCATCAAGAATTGTATTTGCTGATGAGGTTACAGAAGCTAGTAGTGTATTAACAGTTGCTGCAAATGCATATGCGTCTATTGAAGTCGAAAGTATTTTCATTAATGACTGTGCGGGTCAATCTCAACTCATCACCTGCACTGGTTCAACTAGAAATCTTGAGAATATCACAATAGATGGTGGATCATTCTAATAAATAGATTATAACTTATAAATATGGGTGGGGAGTCTCCCACCTTTTTTTATAGTTAACTATGAATGAAACTGATTACAAAACTTTAATTTTAATATATCAACAAAAATCAATTGATTTATTTTTGCAAACAGTTGCTCTAGAAGCAAGATTAAAGACTTCAACACAATTAATTGAAGAGTTATCAACTAGAGTTAATCAATTGACCAGTGAAATTGATAGTTTAAACTCCAAAATTAGTAAAAAAACTCAAAAAGTAGAGAATTTAAATTCTGAGGGATTCTAATGGCAAAACCATCAAGTCGCCAAGAACTTGTAGATTATTGTTTAAGGCGTTTAGGGGCTCCCGTGTTAGAAATAAATGTTGACGACGATCAAATAGATGATTTGGTTGATGACGCACTTCAGTATTTCCAGGAGCGTCATTTTGATGGTGTGGAAAAAATGTATTTAAAATATAAAATATCAGAAGAAGATATTAATAGAGGTAAAGCTAAAAATACTAATGGAGTTGGAATTGTAACTACATCATCAACTTCAAAAAGTATTAGTGGATATGGAACAACAACATCAAATTTTTATGAAAATTCTAATTTTATACAAGTTCCAGATTCAATAATTGGAATTGAAAAAATATTTAAGTTTGATATGAGTGCTATTTCTGGAGGAATGTTTAGTATAAAATATCAATTATTCTTAAATGATCTATACTATTTTAATTCAGTAGAACTTTTACAATATGCTATGGTTAAGTCTTATCTTGAAGATATTGACTTTTTACTTACAACAGATAAGCAAATAAGATTTAATAAGAGACAAAATAGATTATATTTGGATATCGACTGGGGAGCTCAAACAGTCGGTAATTTTATTGTTATTGACTGTTATAGGATTTTAGATCCTAACACATTCACAAACGTTTATAATGATAGTTTTTTGAAAATATATTTAACGGCATTGATTAAAAGACAATGGGGTCAAAATTTAATTAAATTTAGAGGGGTTAAACTTCCTGGTGGTATTGAACTAAACGGTAGAGAAATTTATGAAGATGCTGAAAGAGAATTACAACAAATTAAATCTAGAATGTCAATGGATTATGAATTACCACCTTACGATTTTATTGGATAATGGCACTTAATCCTTTCTTTTTACAAGGTTCTCCAGGAGAACAAAGATTAATACAAGAGTTAATTAATGAACAACTTAAAATTTATGGTGTAGAAGTAACTTACATACCGCGAAAGTTTGTAAGAAAGCAAACAATTTTAAAAGAAATACAATCTTCAAAATTTGATGACAATTTTTCACTTGAAGCATATGTAAATACTTATGATGGATATAGTGGTTCAGGAGATATTCTGACAAAATTTGGAATGAGTATAAGAGATGAATTAACTCTAACTATTTCCAGAGAAAGGTTTGAAGATTTTATATCACCATTTCTTAATGATATGAATGATAATGAAATAGAACTTGAAACTAGACCAAGAGAAGGAGATATGATTTATTTCCCACTTGGTCAAAGATTGTTTGAAATTAAATTCGTCGAGCACGAACAACCTTTTTATCAATTGGGTAAAAACTATGTTTATGAACTTAAATGTGAATTATTTGAATATGAGGATGAAGTTGTTAACACTTTAGTAGATGAAATCGATTCTCTTCTTGAAGATAAGGGATACATTGTCGATCTTCAATTAATTTCTGCTGGAACTAATGCATCTGCAACTTCGTCTATTGTAAGTGGAGGTATCCAACAAATATTCTTAAATAATGATGGATATGGATATACTGGAACGCCAATTGTTGCCATAAGCAGTGCACCATCTGGAGGTATTAATGCATCGGCAGTTGCAATTACAAGATTTAAGGGTGGTGTAAATTCAGTTAAAGAAATTCTTCTTATTAATCCTGGAGCAGGATATACTGTTGCACCAACAATTACAATTAGCGGTGGTAATGGATCTGGAGCTGCTGCCACTTGTGGTATTACAACCAGTGGAATTGGATCAATTACAATGTCTAGTAATGGCACTGGATATGCAACTGCACCAGCTATAACAATTTCAGCACCAACAGGAACTGGAGTTACTGCAACTGCTAAGTCGGTTATAAATTCAAATGGTCAGGTCACTGGAATTAGAATTATAAATTCTGGTCGTGGATACATATCAACACCAACAATTACAATTGGTGCAGCAGCGACTGTTGGTGTTGGAACTTATTGGAAAAATGAAATTGTTACTGGTTCAGTGTCAGGAACAACCGCTAGAACTAAGAGATGGGATAGTGATACTCATATTTTACAAGTTGGTATTATTACCGGAACTTTCTATCCTGGTGAAATTATAACTGGTTATAAATCTGGAGCAGCATATGCTATTAAAGTATCTGCAGCTAACACCAGTATAACTGATAAATATAGACAAAATGAGGAAATAGAAAAAGAGGCAGATTTTATACTCGACTTTACAGAATCAAATCCATTTGGTGTCTATTAATGTTAGGAACTTATTACTATCACGAGATTATTCGTAAAACTATTATTGGTTTTGGAACTTTGTTCAATGATATAAAAATCAAACACAAAAATTCTTCAGATGCTGTAATTAGTGAATTATCAGTTCCGTTATCTTATGGTCCTGCTCAAAAATTTTTAGCGAGATTAGAACAACAAGCAAATTTAAATAAACCAATTCAAATTTCTCTTCCAAGAATGTCATTTGAAATGGTTTCAATTGAATATGACCCTACGCGAAAAACAGGAATATCTCAAACTTTCAAAGCAGTTGATGGAAATAAAATGAAGAAAGTTTATATGCCAGTTCCCTATAATTTTGGCTTTCAATTAAGTATTCTTTCTAAACTTAATGATGATTCTTTGCAAATTGTAGAACAGATTTTACCATATTTTCAACCAGCGTTTAATATAACAATAGATTTAATCGAATCAATCGGGGAAAAAAGAGATATTCCAGTCGTTTTGAATAATGTTTCTTTTCAGGATGATTATGAAGGAGATTTTTCAACTCGAAGAGCATTAATATATACTTTACAATTTACAGCAAAAACCTATCTATTTGGACCTGTTGCAGACAATCCAGATGGTCTGATTCGTAAGGTTATTGTTGATACATACGCTAGCACAGATACTAAATCGGCTAAGAGAGAAATGAGATATACAGTTCAACCTGATCCGATTAATGCTAATCCTGGAGATCCATTTGATTTTGATGAAGATTGGCAATATCTTGGGGATTCAAAAACTTATAGTCCAACACAACAAACTGATATCTGATAAATATTATGCCAAATTATAATAATCTTGATCAATCTCTGAATATTGAAAGTAGTATTGTAGAAGTTGAAAAAACTTCTTCTGATATAAAACCTTATGCTGAAGATTTAAAAACTAACGATATAAAAAAAGATTATCAATACACAAGAGCCAACTTATATTCCTTGATTGAAAAGGGTCAAGAAGCTCTAAATGGAATTATGGAATTGGCTGCTGAAAGTGATAGTCCAAGAGCATATGAAGTTGCAGGACAAATTATAAAAAGTGTTGGAGACACCACCGATAAATTACTAGATTTACAGAAAAAATTAAAAGAGATGGAAGAAAATAATACGAAACAATCAACTGGTAATGTAACTAATAATGCAGTATTTGTAGGATCTACTTCTGAATTATCAAAATTACTCAAACAAGGTTTTCTAAATAGTAAAGAGTAATATCTTTTTTCAATGAGTTGGTCTGACAAATATAAAAGATCAATAAACTGTGATAATCCTAGCGGATTTTCTCAGAAAGCTCATTGTGCTGCTCGTAAAAAAAGAGCAAAGGGTGAAGAAACAAAATCAAAGTCACCTTTCAGTGAAATGAACGAAGAAAAAAAGAAAAATAGGTGCAAACCAGGAAACTATTATTGCTATACAGATAAAAAGTGTAAACCAATTCCTGCTGGATTTATGGTAGATCCTGAAGGAATGCTTCGTAAAGAGAATGGTGCTTCAATCGATGAAGAAAGTCTTCGTGATTGGTTTGGTAAGTCCAAATCAAAAGAGGGTATACGTGGTTGGGTTAATGTCGTAACTGGTGGCACTTGTGCGAGTGATGAACCAGGAGAAGGAACTCCAAAGTGTGTCTCTTCTGCAAAGAGAGCAAGTATGACAAAGGCAGAAAGACTATCTGCTGCAAGAAGAAAAAAGGAAGCAGATCCTGGACAACAGGCAAAAACTGGTGCTGCACGACCAACTTATGTCTCAACTGATTTACCAAAGAAAAAAAGACGGAAGAGAAAAACACGTAAAGAAGATATAAACTTATCTGATTATTTTGAATTAACAAATAATATAATTTTAACTCATAAAGTAGGACAAGATTTACAATATAATTTAATTGAAAAAAATAATTGTAATAATACTAAAAAGGGCACATATTGCCCATGTCACGGAAATGAGGAGTGCCCAGCAGTGTCAAAGACAAGAGATCACGAGTATTCTATGGCTCGTTCAGAACTATCTACTATAATTGGTGCTGCCAAGAGACTGAGAAAAAAAATGGCAAAGGGTGAAGGAAACGTAGAAGCATGGGTGCAATCAAAAATCACGAAAGCCGCTGACTATATAGATACAGCAGCAGATTACGTTGATAGTGGAGAAATGAACGAAGAATCAGACAAAAAGGGTAAAGGTAGTGGCACAAAGGATGCCTGTTATCATAAGGTCAAGTCAAGATATAGTGTCTGGCCCTCTGCATATGCCTCTGGAGCACTGGTGAAATGCCGTAAGGTAGGTGCTGCTAACTGGGGTAATAAGAGTGAGGCATATGTGCTTTCTAATTGGAGAGATGATTTCTTTCCAACTGATATTGAAACCACAAATATTATTGAACCAGAACCACTGAATCTAAGTGGATCTAAAGATGAACAACTTGATGAAAAGTGCTGGCCTGGTTACAAAAAAAAAGGAATGAAGACGATGTTTGGAAAAAGATATCCAAACTGTGTAAAGAAAGAAGAATTCTCTAATTGGAGATCTGAACTACAGATTTCAGAATTACTGGAAGATTGGCAAGAAAAAAATCGTAAAGATGGAGTTGATGGATTAAGTCAATCAACAGTGGATGCTTATCGTCGTGAAAATCCAGGTTCAAAACTTCAAACCGCAGTAACCGAAAAAAAGCCTACTGGCAAAAGGGCTGATCGTCGCAAGTCCTTTTGCCGTCGTATGAAAGGTATGAAAGCAAAACTAACCTCTGCAAAAACTGCAAGAGACCCAGATTCTAGAATTAATAAGGCTCTACGTCGCTGGAATTGTAACTAAAAAAATTACTTTACATTATGAACTCAAAGAGAGAATATGAATATGTCTAATGATGTTTATTTGGGCAATCCTTTGCTCAAAAAAGCAAATACTCCAATAGAATTTACAGAAGATCAAATTATTGAGTTTTTAAAGTGTAAGAAAGACCCTGTATATTTTTCTAAAAATTATATTAAAATTGTTTCTCTGGATCATGGTTTAGTTCCATTTGATTTATATCCATTTCAAGAAAAACTGATTAATAATTTTCACAAGAATAGATTTAATATTTGCAAGATGCCGCGTCAAACCGGTAAATCTACAACTGTTGTATCATATTTGTTACACTATGCAGTTTTTAACGATAATGTTAATATAGCTATTCTAGCAAACAAAGCATCTACAGCAAGAGATCTTCTTGGAAGATTGCAACTTGCATATGAAAATTTACCAAAGTGGATGCAACAAGGTATTATATCTTGGAACAAAGGATCTCTGGAATTAGAAAATGGATCCAAAATTTCATCTAACTCTACTTCGTCATCTGCTGTCCGAGGCGGATCCTATAATGTCATCTTTCTTGACGAATTCGCTTTCATTCCAAATCACATTGCTGATGACTTCTTTGCCTCTGTTTATCCCACTATTTCTTCTGGACAAAGCACGAAGGTAATTATTGTTTCAACGCCACGAGGTATGAACCACTTCTACCGTATGTGGCACGACGCTGAACGAGGCAAGAACGAATATGTAACTACTGATGTGCATTGGTCCGAAGTGCCTGGTAGAGACGCTACCTGGAGGGAGCAGACGATTGCTAACACAAGTGAGCAACAGTTCAAAGTTGAGTTTGAGTGTGAGTTTCTAGGTTCTACAAATACACTGATTAATTCAGCAAAGTTAAGAAACTTTGTTTATGAAGATCCAATTAAAAAAAATGCAGGATTAGACATATATGAAAATCCTACGGAAGAAAATAATTATTTAATTACAGTTGATGTTGCTCGTGGATTGGGTAATGACTATTCAGCATTTATTGTTTTTGATATTACTAACTTTCCATATAAAGTTGTAGCAAAATATCGAAATAATGAAATTAAACCAATGTTATTTCCCAGTATTATATACGAAGTTGCTAAAGGATACAATGACGCTTGGTTGTTGATTGAAGTTAACGATATTGGAGATCAAGTAGCAAACATTCTTCACTTTGACCTAGAATATGATAATGTTCTTATGTGTGCAATGAGAGGACGAGCAGGTCAAATAGTTGGTTCTGGATTTAGTGGAAAGAAATCTCAACTCGGTGTGAGAATGACTGCCGCAGTTAAAAAGTTAGGATGCTCTAACTTAAAGACTTTAATGGAAGATGATAAGTTATTGACTATTGATTATGACATCATATCAGAATTAACAACATTTGCACAGCGTCATAACTCATTTGAGGCTGAAGAGGGTTGTAATGATGACCTTGCGATGTGTCTTGTTATTTTCTCCTGGTTAGTTGCTCAAGATTACTTTAAAGAAATGACGGACAATGATGTTCGTAAAAGAATTTATGAGGAACAGAAAAATCAAATTGAACAAGATATGGCTCCATTTGGATTTATTTTAGATGGTGTTGATGAACATAGTTTTGTCGATATCGATGGTGATAGGTGGCATTTAGATGAATATGGAGACAGGTCATATATGTGGGAATATAGGTAATGGATTTAGATGACCAGATAAAAATAGAACACCTATTATTTTTTGATAGAAAATGTAGAGTGTGTGGAGAGGTAAAAAATTTAATAGATGATTTTTATTTAACTCGTAAAGATCGAGGAACATTTCCTTCAGCATATTCTTATGAGTGTAAAGAATGCACAAAAAATAGAATTTATAAAAATAAAAAGAAAGATAGTTTAATTAACTGGTCATATCCAGATTGGTAATTTTATTCACGCATTAATTCCCCATTGGAAATAATGTTTTTAATAAATATTTTTAGAATAATTCTGGACCTTTAGGAGAAATAAGATGCCACTAAATTTAGCATCTCCTGGAATTTTAGTTAGAGAAGTTGATCTAACAGTAGGTAGAGTTGATTCTGTCTCCGCGGCTATAGGAGCAATTGTCGGTCCTTTTGCAAAAGGACCAGTAGATACTCCAACTTTTGTGGAAAATGAGTCTGACCTGGTAAATCTTTTTGCTGAACCATATAGCACAGACAAACATTATGAAACTTGGATGGTTGCATCTTCATATTTAGCTTATGGTGGAAATTTAAGAGTAGTTAGATCTGATGATGATGATCTAAAAAATGCGTTTGTCGGCGTGTCTAGTATAAAAATTAAGAGTGAAGAACACTATAATCAATTAGGTTATGATGAAAATACTATTTCAGGCGTAACTTTTGCAGCAAGAAATCCAGGATCTTGGGCAAATGGAATTAAAGTTGCGATCATTGATTCAAAGGCAGACCAAATTTTAAGTGGTATTAGCACATCGGTTGCTTCAGGAATTACAACCATTCAAGTTGGTTACGGAGTTACGCAAGCAATTTCTACAACTCTTCCTGGCAATGGTTCAACTTCAAATCTTGATGGTCATTTAAAAGGAATCATTACAGAAATAAGTGGATCCAATATCTATGTTAAAGTTCTCGCTCATGTGTCTGCTGCAGGAACAGTAACTGAAGTTGATTATCAACCATCTGGTGTTTATGCATTTAGTTCTACAGGATCTGTTGCAATTCATACTTCAGGACAAAATACTGCAGTTGGCAGTACTTCGTATACTTCACAACTTGATTGGTTTGACCAACAAACTATTTCTCTTTCAAATAGCACTATTCCTTGGAATACCCTAGTTGATAGACCAGGAACCTCGGAATTTGCTGCTGCTAGAGATTCTAGATTTGATGAATTGCACATTGTTATTTTTGATGATGCTGGAACTATTACTGGAAACGCAGGAACTATACTTGAAAAGTATATTGCACTTTCAAAAGCAAAAGATTCTCAATACTCTGCGGGATCAACATCCTATTGGAGAAAATTTTTGGTAAATGCCTCACAATATGTTTTTGGTGGTTCAGCGCCAGTTGGAGTTGTAACAACAGGATTTAGTAGTGGATTTACTTTAGAGTCTGATATAGGTTGGGATCAAGAAACTCAAGGTATTACTTTTGCTGCAAATGGAGCATCTACTTATACTTTAGGTGGTGGCAAAAATTATGATGGTGGAGATAACATCACATTGCCAGGAGCTTTAACTTCAACATTAGCAAAACTTGCTGATGGTTATAGTTTATTTGAAAATACAGAAAACTATAGAATTGATTTCCTATTGATGGGTTCTGCAAATTATGCAAAAGAAACTGCACAAGCACTTGCAAATAAACTCATTTCTATTGCTGAAATAAGAAAAGATGCAGTGGCATTTATCTCTCCTCATAGACTTGCTTTTTTGAATGACGGAACAGTAGGAACTGTAACTGTCAATTCAGATTCATCAATCACTAATAATCTTGTTAGTTTTTACGCATCTGTAACTTCATCAACTTATGCTGTATTTGATAGTGGTTATAAGTACATGTATGATAGATTCAATGATACCTTTAGATATGTTCCACTTAATGGTGATATTGCTGGAACTTGTGCTAGAAATGATATCAATAATTTCCCTTGGTTCTCACCTGCAGGAACATCAAGAGGTGCAATTTTAAATGCGGTTAAACTCGCATACAATCCAAGCAAATCTCAAAGGGACGTTCTGTATTCAAACAGAATTAATCCAGTTATTTTCTCACCTGGTGCTGGTATTATTCTCTTTGGAGATAAGACTGGATTTGGTAAGTCATCGGCATTTGATAGAATCAATGTTCGTAGACTCTTTATCTATCTTGAAGATGGTATTTCTGCTGCTGCGAAAGACCAACTCTTTGAATTTAACGATGATGTTACTAGACAAAACTTTGTCAATATTATTGAGCCATTCCTCCGCGATGTTCAAGCAAAGCGTGGAATATTCGATTATGTAGTTGTTTGTGATGAAACAAACAATACTGCTGCTATTATTGATAGCAATGAATTTGTTGCTGATATCTATATCAAACCAGCAAGATCAATTAATTTTATTGGCTTGACTTTTATCGCTACAAGAACTGGTATTTCTTTTGAAGAAGTAATCGGCGTAATTTAATTAACCTAGAGGTATAAAACTATGGCCACTAAAAATCAACAAAACCCACCAGTATTTAAAAAGATTACTGATTTTAAAAGTAAATTAACTGGTGGTGGTGCTCGTTCTAATCTGTTTGAGGTTGAACTTTCTTTTCCACAAGCAGTTAAAGTTGACGGACTCAATGATATCTTAAATAAGGCAAGATTTCTTGTCAAAGCAGCAAATTTACCTGCCTCCAATGTAGCTCCTATCGAAATTCCCTTTAGAGGAAGAGTTTTTAAAGTTGCTGGTGATCGTACATTTGATACTTGGACTGTAACTATCATTAACGACACTGATTTTGCAATTCGTTCTGCTTTTGAAAAGTGGATGAATACGATTAATAGAGTGTCTGATAATACTGGTAAAACAAATCCTGCAGAATATCAAGCAGATGCATTTGTTTATCAATTAGATCGCACTGGTGATGTTTTGAGAACATATAAGTTCTATGATGTATTCCCATCTCAAATTGCCCCAATCGAACTTTCATATGATGCTCAAGGTATTCAAGAGTTCACTGTAGAACTTCAAGTTTTGTATTGGGAAGCATTTAAGGGTAATGCTCCGGCAGCTGGCGGTGAAGATATTAACTAAATATTGTATATTAAGTAGTTAGTTTATACGATGGCAAAACTTTTTGGTTTTTCTATTGAAAATTCGCAGAAAAAACCATCTTCAGTAATATCCCCCGTTCCTCAAACCAATGAGGACGGGGTTGATAATTATATTGCAAGTGGTTTTTATGGTCAATATATAGACATTGAAGGTGTCTATAGAACTGAACACGATCTTATAAAAAGATATCGTGAAATGGCACTTCATCCAGAATGTGATGGTGCAATTGAAGATGTTGTTAATGAAGCAATCGTAAGTGACTTGTATGATTCTCCAGTAGAAATTGAATTATCAAATTTAAATGCAAGCGAGAAGTTAAAAAAAACAATTAGAGATGAGTTTAAAAATTTAAAAGAAATTCTAGATTTTGATCGAAAATCTCACGAAATTTTTAGAAATTGGTATATTGATGGTAGAATTTACTATTTAAAGGTCATTGATATTAAAAATCCACAAGCAGGTATTCAGGATTTAAGATATATTGACCCAATGAAAATGAAATATGTTCGTCAAGAAAAAAAGACGGATAGAAGAAATCCATTTCCTATCAATAAAGGAAGTCAGGATATTCAAGTTGTAGAACCAGAAATTGAAGAATATTTTCTGTATACTGCGAAACCAAATTATCCATCTGGAATGATTTCTGGTTCTGGAAAAGAATCAATCAAAATTGCAAAAGATTCTATCGTTTACTGCAGTTCTGGTCTTGTAGATAGAAATAAAGGAACAGTGCTTTCTTATATGCATAAAGCAATCAAAGCACTCAATCAATTAAGAATGATTGAAGATTCTCTGGTTATTTATAGATTGTCCCGTGCTCCGGAGCGTAGAATTTTTTACATTGATGTTGGAAATCTTCCAAAAGTAAAGGCAGAACAATACCTCAAAGAGGTTATGTCTCGCTACAGAAACAAACTTGCGTATGACGCCAATACTGGCGAAGTTCGTGATGATCGCAAATATATGAGTATGCTCGAAGATTTCTGGCTTCCAAGAAGAGAGGGTGGTAGAGGAACTGAAATCACAACTCTTCCAGGTGGTCAAAATCTTGGAGAACTTTCTGATATTGAATATTTCCAGAAAAAACTTTATAGAGCACTTGGAGTTCCAGAATCAAGAATTGCTGCTGATGGTGGATTTAATCTTGGTCGCTCTTCTGAAATTTTAAGAGATGAACTTAAGTTTGCAAAATTTGTTGGACGTTTGAGAAAAAGATTTGCCCAAATGTTTAATGATATGTTGAGAACGCAATTGATTCTCAAAAATATTGTAACTCCTGAAGATTGGGAGATTATGAGTGATCATATTCAATATGATTTCTTATATGATAATCAATTTGCTGAACTTAAAGAATCAGAACTTCTTCAAAATAGATTAGGAAATCTGGCAACTATTGAACCTTACATTGGAAAATATTACTCAACTGAATATGTAAGAAAAAGAATTCTTCGTCAAACTGATTCTGAAATTATTGAAATTGATGAGCAGATTGAGGATGAAATTTCGAAAGGCATTATTCCCGATCCATCTCAAATAGATCCAATTACCGGAGAACCATTACCACAAGAAGGTGAAGGTTCGGGTATGCAAGGAATGGGGCAAGATGTAATGGGTATAGGTGAAGTTCCAGCAGAACCAGATTTGGAAACACAAGGCGCTGTCACTGATGCTCAAGTGCAAAAAGATACCAAAAAAGCTGAGATATAAATATAAAATATAATACATAAAATTTATGGAAAATGTTATCGATTTGATTGCAACTGATGCACCTGCACATGAGATTAGTGACGCTATTAAAAGTGCTTTGTATGCAAAAGCGGTTGAAAGAATTGATATTGCTAAACCAATCGTATCTTCTTCCCTATTTGGAGAAGAAGAATCTGCTGATTATGATGATCAACAAGAAACAGAGGATCAGGAATAATGGCCAATAGAATTAAGGTTCTTGGAGCGGAGGCGGCACTCCCAACGACAACTGGAGCTGCTACAAGTTTTAGTTCAGCAACAGTTGTACGTCTTTTTAATTCGGCAACATCTGCGGATCATTTAGTCACTGTGGTTGAAACACAAGGCGGAACCGTTATTGGATCCTTCACTTTAGCAAGATCGCAATCTGAACTTTTAGAAAAGTTACCATCACATTGTGTGTTTGCAGCAAATGCCGCTGTTTTAGGAGCAAAAGTAGGATTTACAAATTAAAAAAAATGAAACTCATCACAGAAGAAGTACAACAGGTAAAGTTTATCACCGAAGGAAAAGGTACATCTAAAAAGATGTACATCGAAGGTGTTTTCCTTCAGGGAAATATTTGCAACCGTAATGGAAGAATGTATCCTATGGAAACTCTTTCCCGTGAGGTAAAGAGATATGATGAAAACTTTATCGCAAAAGGTCGTGCTCTTGGAGAACTCGGACACCCCGATGGTCCAACTGTAAATCTAGATCGCGTTTCTCATAAAATTATTTCTCTTACTTGTGAAGGAAATAATTTTAGAGGTAAAGCACAACTTCTAGATACTCCTATGGGTAAGATCGCAAGTTCTTTAATTGGAGAAGGAGTTTGCCTTGGAGTTTCTTCTCGTGGTGTTGGATCACTCAAGATGACCAATGAAGGTCATAAAATTGTGGGTGAAGATTTTATGCTTGCAACTGCAGCTGATATCGTTGCCGATCCTTCTGCCCCTGATGCATTTGTTCAGGGAATTATGGAAGGTAAAGAGTGGGTATGGGAAGGTGGTATTCTTCGTGAACAACTTGCCACTCAAACTCAAAAAAGAATTAATACACTAGTCGATCAAAAAAGACTTGAAGAACATAAGTTGAATTTATTCAACGAATTTCTTTCAAATCTTTAATTTATAAATAAATATAGATTAAATATACAAAATCTAAAACAAATGTCCGTTGGTAGCAATTTACAAGAAATGGAAAACGTAGTAA